TGTTTTCTCTATCTTTCTATTTTTAAAACGTCGCTCTTTTTCTCTTCTCACATTGTATAACAAGATCTATTAGTTAGTCAAGACAAACTTTCATTTTTTGCATTAAAAAAGGCCTTGCGGCCTTTCTTTTTATTCACCATCTGGATCTAGTGTGTCAGCTATGTCCAGTAGTCTCTCACGCTCTATATCTAGGATGGTCATTTTTTGCTCCTCAGTGTATCCGCTGTCCGTTGTTGCCCAGTAGATGTTATTTTCGATGCTTCTTAAAACAATCCCTAGTTGTTTTAGTAGTGCCTCTATCATTTCTTCGTCACCAGAAAATAATGTGTAGAACACAACATCGTTTGCTAGATCCTCTGCTGACATTTTTTTGATTTCTTGTTTTTCTTCTTTTGTCATATGTTTTCCTCCTTTTATGACTTTCCTTATAGCCTCCAGCCCTCAGCTTTTGGCCTCCGATTTACTTATATGGTCTGGTATTTTTTTCTTCCTTTCCTTTTCTACACCTTTATTATATAGGAATTATACCATTTTGTCCACACTTTTTTTGAATTTCGCATATTTTCACATAATTCATTATTAAATCACATAATGTTTAAAATGTCAAGAAAAATAGTCAGTTTTGTCAATCTACTGTTTGACTACACGTGTCTATATACCTGTTATATAATATATATGAACAAAGGGGCAGCATAAAAAGGTATTTCATATAAGTGAAAAACTGCTAAAATTTCACAATCTACAGACTTTGTGAAAATAATCGCATGATAAAAAATCTCAAACTAAATTGTTCTATTTTCAAAATAATTATAAAAATTTTAAATATTTTAATAAAAAATAGTTGACAAATTATTATTAATTATATATAATGATATTGTAAAAAGGGATGGTAAATAAAACACCATACCAGAAAGGAGAAAGTTATGAGGGACGTAGAAATCAAGAAATTCTTCGAAGTCCAATATAAACTATGGAGAGATGTAGTTTATGGGAAAGACGAGAGTTATGAGGCAATAGTCAAAAACACTGATTTTCTAGATAAAGTATTCAATGGTTTATCCACTGATTACAAATTCTTCTATAAAGTGTTCGACAACTATACATATTGCAAATCTATGGTAGAGTATTTTTGTAAAGGAGAAAAGTAAATATGACAAACGAAATTGAAATGTTGTATCATCTAACGATGATAGAAATTCAAAAGATTTATTTGTGTATAAGTTATGGTTTAATCATCATGCTTATGGGTATTGTGGCATTGGTTTATATCGGCATTGTTCATGCAATGTTGAAGAAGAATAAATAACAAAGGAGGAAATTATATGGTTAATTTATTCGTAATCGAGGGTAGATTGGCAAAGGACCCAGAAAAATTCCAATCAAAAAACGGCAAAGCAATCGTGAAAGGTTCAATCGCAGTGCAAGAAAGTAAAGAAGTAGTACATTTCTTAGACTTCACTTGCTTTGGAAAAACTGCTGACATTATGATTGAATGGTGCAAAAAAGGTGCATTAGTCTCATTAAGTGGTAAAATCACTCACGATAATTACATCACAAAGACTGGAGAAAAACGATTTCAGTTAAATCTTATCGCAAATAGTGTATCACTACTTGCAAAAGCTCCAGAAGTAAAGGTAGGTGAAAAGCTAGAGAAGAAGTATTAATCTTCTCTAGGTATCTTTATGACGGATATGGAATTAAAGAAATACAAGGCAATGAAAGATTACCTCGTACAACTTGTATACTGGTTCAATCATAACGAAATAGAGTGTCATTCGGACTACTTACGTTTCGATTTGATTGATTTAATGGAAAGAATTCAAGATTTATTAAAGGAGGCATAGCTTATGGTAAGTAATGGTTTTGAATTATTATTTTGGCTTGTATTAATGGCAATCGTGTTTATGTTAGGGTCATTAGTTCAGCAGTCAAAATTAGACAGGGCAAGGATTAAAATTGTTGTGTTAGAACATGATTATGAGAAGTTAAAACAATCTTTTGAAGATGAGTATATGAAGTATGAGGATAAGATTGACAATCTTCATAAAGAGATTGATAGACTTCATAGAAAGTACGGGGGTTAATATGAAATTAAATTTTAGGTTAGAACCAAATCAATATCTTCTATTTTGTTGGATCGTTGGCTTACTTGGGATTGACAACAAAATTGATTATAAAGGTTGCTATAAAGTAGTAAGATACCCATATGTATCTTTCACTATTAGTAAAGAAGATTTAGAAAAATTGGTTAAATGTATTGATGAAACTTTATTTCGTTTTGATAAATTATTTAGCAATATTGAAATAAAAAGATTATATGAATTAGAAGATGTTTTAAATACATATTTAGATAGTTATAAATAGGAGGTAAATATTATGGCTTTTGTTAAAAGAACAAACATTCAAGGCTTAGTTGAAAGCAAGTATGGACAATATGCAATTCGTGAAACAGGTGTTAATTTACCTAACTGTTTCACTTATGCAACGGCACGTGTTGCCGAGATTCGTGAGAGACTTCAACCAATTGATAGATATAAGGTTGCAGGTGCTCAAGATTTATGGTCTGCTTATAGCACATGGATGACTCCACATCTAACGGCTAAACGCGGGGCATTAATGATATGGCAATATGGTAAATATGGGCACGTTGCCGTATGTGAAGATATTATTGATGTAAATACTGTTGCTTGGTCTCAATCAAATTATGGTGGTAATCTATTCGACTATGTCGAGGGTAATCCAAATGGTTATTGTGGAATGCGTTTCTTGGGCTACTTATGGTATGATGAATGTGTAAACGAACCAACAAATACACCAAGTGGTTTAAATATTATCAAAGAAAACGGAGTTGCTACATTCTTAGTTGATTGTGTAAACGTTCGTAAAGGTTCACCTAATGGTCCTGTAGTTGCACAATATAACAAAGGACAAAGTGTTCGTTACTGGGGTAAATACATTGGAAACGGACATAGATATGTAGTATATACAGGTGCAAGTGGAAATACAAACTTTGTTGCTGTAAGTGGTAGTGAAACATATGGAAAGGACAAATGGGCGAATTGCAAATGATTAAATACAAAGGTAAAGAAATCAAACAAGAAGGCAAACTTCTTAAAGAATATCAAGAAGAAATGTATCAATTAAAATGTGGTGAGACATTGTATTCCGTATGTAATAAATACGGTTTAGACGTGCAAAGGATATTGACATTGAATCCCCGTATTAATCCTACACGTTCATATGAGGGTATATTAATTAAATTGAAATAGCCATCCATTGGTTAATATACATAAAAATAAGGAGTGAGAAATCACTCCTTTTAATATATATTGAGTAATGAGAATACTTCAAACATATCTGCTTTTATCTGTTGTGTTTGGAAATAGCATAAGTTGGCGATAACATACTGTTTCATAGCTTTCATAGAATAGCACTCGTTGATACTTTTCACCATTATAGCATTCTCATCCATATCACTCTTTTTAAAACAGAAAGTAATTTGTTGTGGGTTTCTATGCTTGCAAACATATAAACTCAATGTACCTGTTGTATGGTTGTACTGACTCCATACTCCATAATATTTTCCATTGATTTTAATATTGTACGCAAACTTACTGTCCTTTTCTTTTTGTGGTCTTAAGAAGTCATCATTATCATTCATATATTCGTTCTCGATATCTGTTTCACTCATACCACAAATCATAGATATTTTAGCTGCTTGAGAACGAACAGCAATTTGTAAGTAAGCCGAAGCATCGACACTTTCGCACGCAATACGTGTTTCATATTCTGTATCCATCATCTTAGTTTTTATTTTCTTTTTGACTATAGAGCACTTTTTAGGGACAATACACCAAGTAGAAAAATATGGATTTGTTATACTTACTGCATTCGATAACATTACAACAATTCCTGGACGAGTACGTTTTAATGATTGAACAATACTTGCGAAATATTTCAATTCACCATTGATATATTTATTCAATCGTCTGTCTGTTGTATCTATCTGAAACTCATCGAATAAAATGTTGTACATATTCGGATAGTTTGTTCCTTTCATCGTCTTAGATCGTGAAATACATTTAAACATACACATCCATTCCCATCCATCATTTTTATTTTGTTTCTTTTTCTTTAAACGGATAAAACCTTTATCACCCTCAATTTTAAATTCGAAGTCATTAAAGAATAACATTTGAACATCATTGAAGAATATATCTTTTTCTTTTAAGTCATCCTTATATCTTACTAAGTGAGTAAATTGTTTTCCATTGTCTATAAAATCAAGTATAAACCAAGCAATCCACCAAGTTGTTTTTCCACACCCACGAGCACCTATAGACTGTAAAATATCACAGTCTGTATTGCTCTTTAATTTCATACCATTGTAGTATGTCTTTTCATTTGTTAGTTTCTTACGTATTTCTGTAGTATTATATTCTATCATCTTATCCACCTTTCTTCCATACTGTACCAAAGCCCGGCAATAATCCAAGCAATTCATATACGATATCGTTACCGATAGCCTGTAAAGGTATATGTTTTATATAGCTTTCAAGTCTTATAATATCTTTATTTCCACTGCTTTCATAAATCTCTGATACATTCTTATAATCTATAGAATCATTACGCATAATTAAGCACTCGTTCACTGTATCATTAGGGCAGTAATCTTCTCCATATGTATTATCAGGAAATGATGGTAATATATCGAATTTAAATATAGGAATTGTCTGTAAATTGAAGTTGTTGTTATTTATTACCTTGCTTATAGTTAAACAAGGAATATTTCTAAACTTCCAAGCACGGCAAAATATATTCGCCCATACTTCTCCACCGAAGGCAGCACCATTCTGATACCATTTTGCATATCTTTGATATAAAGATAATTCACTTTGTGTTCCATTATAAGAATATATCTCTTTCATAGTTCCAAGTAATCTATCTGATGGAATACCTTTATAGACATCGTGAAATAATCTTAAATAAGATGTATTTTCTTTATAATCAATATCTAAATATGGTGGTATAAAACCACTCTGGAAATATGGCTTTTCGTGATACACAATCATAGCATATAAAGTCTGATTAAATATTTCTTGCAAGCACTGTATCTCATTTCTATAGAGTTCATTCTCATAGCTTGCTTTTATTAAACAGTGATTCATTAATGGAATAGAAGTTGTTATTGTAACGATGTTTCCATGTACTTCAAATGATTCGGAATTAGCCACATCTAATTTACCATCTAATGTTGTTTTGTGAATACTTATACAATAGTCATTATCTACACCAGTAGTTGTAATCGCACTGTCTAAATAGTTGCTGCTTGCACCTCCTGGCTGCTGAAACGAGAAAATATAGTCACCCTCTTCTAAATACTGCATAAAATGTTCACTTGTAGGTAGTGTTATAAAATTCTTGCTTACTTTACCTATTCGTATCAGTCTTGGAAAATAAAATACGAAATACTGATTTTGTGATAACTTAGATATATAATTTGTCATATCAAAAGTGAAAGTAAGTCTTAAGAATAACGCATCATAGTAACCCCAGTTAGCACTTAATCCACTTTTATTTGTATCCGTTTTTCTATAAAGCTCTGTGCTCTTTATTTTCATATGTTTTAATAACTCTCTGGGATTGTACGGACCAAAATATAAGAAATCATTTAACTGATTAAATTCTCTATCGTTTATATTTACGTGTGTATTTCTATTTGTTATGGTCGCACTGTTATCAAACTCTGATAGATATGGCCCTTTATAGTTATAAATAACAAATTTATTGACATTGCAAAATCTGTCACTGATTATTTTACTATCCAAATTTTGTATAGATGAAAAATAGGATTTAGCTCCTACTGCATCAAGTTTAAAAACAACACCCTTAAATACAAGACTTTGAAAAGGTATATTAAAAAAGAATCCATAAATGTTACTTTCCCTTTTGCTATATTCGATACAATTAAAGTTTTTCTTTATAAAATCTTCCTGAGTTTTTGTTTCTTCTCTTTTGTTTGTATAGAAAATATTGGAATTTTCACCATCTGTTTCAAACTCGTAGTCATTAGTATAGAAATCCGTTATCCAACCATCAACGATAGCAAATGCTTTCTTACTGTCGAAGTTATAATCACTGTATACAGGTGCACATATTCCCATTGAACTTATCTGATTTATAAAATAATCTACTATATGTGCATTTAATGTAAAATATCGAGGATAAGGTAAAGTGACTTCCAATGTCTTATGACCATTTTCATCGGTTCCATTTACTATGTTCATATATTTATTCATCACTTTATTGAATTCCTCAAATGAATATCCAGGTACTACAAATTCACCATTTCGATACTGCAATAACATATAAGTCCCAAAACGTGATAATGAATTAAATATGTGATAGTACTTACCTTGTTCATACTGTCCACGGATACGTTTATATGCACCCTCAAACAGTGCTTCACTCTTTATTAAATCACCAAAGCATAATGTTTTGCTTCCAAAATTTGTAAGGTCATTAAAAGTGATTTTATAACGTTCTGCTGGTTGAATTAATGTTACAACATCCGTACTGTGACCAAACCAGTCCGAACCTGCAATAAAATCTGAGTTGGGTTGAACTAACTCTATTTTATTTATCCATTCATTCGCATTGATTAAAAAATCACTCATAATATCACCTCTATTCTTTATCGTTATCTTTTAAACCAAGTAGGCTTTTTAATTTATCCGTCACAATATCCGGGTTTATTTTATTAATGTTTTCAATAATACTTACAGTCTCTGTAAGAATGACATATCCACATATAATTGGCAATAAATTCACATTAATGCCAATATCAATATAACCTTGTGCATATTCCAATAAATATGCCAATGCATAGCAGGCAATGAATCCAACCTTTTTAAATAAACCATCTCTTAATTTGCTTGACTTCAAGCCCTCTGTTCTCAATCCAGCGATAAGACCAGTAAGAAAATCAAAGCCATTAAAACATAAACAGATTGTAACTAAATTCATATTATTGCACCTCCATAATTGTAAATATAACATCAACACCTCTTGGGTTTACATTTCCAGAACTGTCTATCCATCCTGAAGTGATAGCATTTTGTTCATTTTGAATATTAATATTATACCCAAATATTTTACTATCATTTGTAACATTTAATGAACCAGTAATTGCCCTATTGTTGCTCTCATCAATATAATGTGGGTAATTACCAAAAGGATATTGTGTTGCATTCTTACTTGTTCCATCAAATGGACTATCATAAAACATAGAAGTATTTTTAAAATCATAAAGATAAATACCTGAACTTGAACTTTGCACACCTGCATTATTAGTTTGTTGTGTTTTGCAAGGGCTACAGCTATAAAATACTGTTTTTCCTACATATTCACTTAAATCAACCTCATATAACAAGCCTTTATAACCGGCTTGTCTTGAAAGACCGTGATTATATGCATTTAGGATACCCTCTTTCCAAGTACCTACAATTCTTTTTATTGCACTACCTGATGGTGTAGATGGTATTTTACTATCGACATATCCTTTATTCACAACATCATTATTTTCTGTTGCTGCTTTATCTGTTTTTAAACCGTTCACAAAATCAACTGTTTTTAGTGTTTTGTTATCGGCACTTACAGATAACAATCCCCCGTGCTTATCACCGTCTGCAAAACCATTGATAATCAAGCCACCACTTACTTCTAAATAATTACATATTCCATGATTATCTGTATAATAACCAATAATTCCATCTGTTCCATTAACCTTTTTAATCAATGTGTATTGACCACCTAAGCAGTGAATTTCCGTTAAATCATTTCCATCAATCTTTATATTGACATCTGTTTTTTCATTCTGTACAATACAAGGCCCTAAATCATTCAATGAATAACCGTTTACATCATAAGCTTTATAAATGACATATTCTGGTACATCTGTAGGTGTTGGTGTTGGCTCTGGTGTTTCTTCTTTGATAGATTCAGTAAGCATCAATCTTAAAATACCACTGTATGCAATCCATTCGCCATCTTTTTTACTGTATAACTGTATATTTATAATACCGGCCGTTTTCGTGTATTTATTAGTCACAATAAATTCATTGTTGTTTAAAGGCTGAAGCTTCAATGTTTCTTCATTGTTCTGCCAAGTAAGTGCATATTCTGTACCATCTAATGGCAAGTTAAGAAATGATAAGCTATAGGCTTTATCATCTCCTGTACTTCCAATATAATAGATTGTTGATGGCTTGGAGTTTATATCAATAATAACATTCTTCATAAAATTCATCCTCCTCATCATAGATTAAAAAGCTAAATAATTTTACAATCATTTTATCGTGTATCAATAAATCAATTGTATTAATAAAAGCTTGTCTAGTTTTTCTAAATACTTCTCCAGGAGTCTGGATACCAATGTTACCAACTCGTCTAAATTCATAGTTTTCATTAGAATCATTCTTTCTGTTTTCATTGAATTTACTCATCAAACTATCAATCGTCTGTGTTTTTGTATTTGAGTTGCTTGTGTTAGTTCCATCTACCTTTGAAGTAGTATTTGATTCCGAACTTCCACTATCTGTTGTATCAACACTTGTAGCTTGTCTGGATTCGTTTGTAGTAGTTCCTGAAGAGCTTCCTGAAGAAGTGTTAATCATAGAAGCATAGTTTCCATAATCAATTAATTCCTGCTCTTCTGCCGTAATCTCTGTCTTAGGATAGTCATTATCCACTGAATTTCCTTTGTTAGTGCTTGCATTCGTAGAACTGTCATTGCTTGTACTCGAAGTTTTTGTTCCTGTTGTTCGATTATCAGTTCCTCTATTATCCGTAACGGAATTGCTTGACTCACTATTTGTTTGTGTACTACCTGTCACTGAATTGGAATTGTTAGAACTTGTAGATGTGTTTTCGTTGTCTTCTACTGCTTTAATAATACGAGTATAAATTTCTTTATAATCCGTATTTGCTGCTGGGTTTTCAATAAACATCTTAGGCCACTGTTCTGACCATAGTATCTGATTATAGTAAGGCAACAAAATTCTCAAAGCATTCTGTAAACGGCTTTTGAATCTGTCAACATCTCTAAAACCAATAACATCATACATATAATTTTGCAATAATGTTTTCTTTAAATAGTAAGTCTCATCTCCGAACTGTTTTGTGTTCGAGTAATTTACCCATACATAGGACGGCATTTCAAAATCGAACATATAATCCATTGTTTTATTGATTAAATCATCATCATTTTTAAAAGTTATGTTGTTTTCTTTTGCATAATCAGTCAATATTTGTTTGACCGTTTTCATCTGTCTTTTGTTTACCCATGGCATAATCGTCAGCCTCCTCATCTTGTAATACATATTCTACAGATATATCATCACCGAATTTTTCCTTAACCTGTTCACAAAATAACTGTCTTGGATAAAGATAAACATATCGGTTATTCTCTACCTGCTCGTTATTTGCCTGCACCTCATCCGTAATCATTCTTTCTTTTTTACCACTCTCTGGATTGTAGTCAACACCAATCTGACAATAGTATGTATTTAATATTTTATTCGAATAACTGAACAAGTCATTGTTTAAAAAGTTTGTATCATTTTGCAACTGCAATGGAGCAATCTTATCTTCTCCTGTAAACATATCGTTACGCAATGGAATTACTGGGACATTTTCTGCAATGTCATCATACATCTTTGTAAAGCTTGACACTGTATCACTATCTAAACCATAAATAATAGGTTTCTTATGATTGTTCATTCTTACATCACAAGTTCTCTGGATATCGGATAAACGCTCTGATGTTAGAATGATATTCATATATGTGAAACTGTTTCTGTCAATTCTATCCCATAAAACAACGCAGTCATCGGCATCTACTATTTCTTCGAATCCATTCATTCCCATCGCCTTGTACTTGTTATAAGCACCAAATAGATTTAAATCACCAAGACCACTTGCTGGCAATAGTACTTTTTTACCTAATTTAGGACTTTCATAATATACCATACAAGAGCTATATAACAAACTTCTCTCTATAAAATAATCCTGATTATTCATAATACTGTCTTCTGGGAATGTCCAATTGAAACGACCAATTGTAATTCCCTCCAAATTATTTAATTGTTTCATAAACTCCTGATTATTTAATAACTCCGAAACAGCTTTACTCCGTTTTCCACGTTTACGAGAACCTTGAAAAAGGAGGGCCATTTGAAGAGTACCATAACTATTTCCTATTATCATACTTATACACCTCTCATACTTTCATAGTCTTGATAATGTTCTGGCTTCCAGAAATAAATTCCACTGTTGAACTGATTCGCAATGTCTAGCAATAAATTCTGAGGTATCTGTCCACTTATATTTGCATTTGAAGTCTGCAAAAAGAAACCATTATCATCTGCAAATTTATTAAATATTGATTCAATACTTTCTGCTTTATTTGTTAGAAAACCATTAAATACAAAGTAGTTTATAACCCTTTGCATAACACCTTTCGGTAATGACTTAGTTGTGAATCTTATACAATCTCTGTTGTTCAATATATTAAATATTGAAGAGTTGTTTCCCATACTCTGCACTGTTGGAGGCACGTTTCTTGTGTCCTGAAGCTTTGCATTTAAAGAACGCATTTCTGTTGTATAGTTGTTTCTTGCCGTTCTAAGACCGTTTGCGTACGCTGCATTCGCCTGTACCATCGCTGCTTTATAAACATTCTCTGCAACTCGATTCGAACTTGTCAATCGCATATTCATAATCTGTGAATTTGCATTCAACTGATTCTGTGCATTCTGTAAAGATGTTCTATAAGAGTTTGCTGCAACCCTTGTATCACTTTGATATCCGATAATTGCATTACTAGCTGTTGTTATACCCTCTGATAAGTGTCCACCAAGTGCTGCACCACCACCTGTACTTACACCTTGGAATGCTTTCGATACGGCATCGATGTTTGCATTATTTAATGTGTTGATAGCACTTCGTGTACTGTTTTGATAGTCTAAGTTAGAAGTGATAGCATTAATTTGATTTACTGTTTGGTTTTCTAATAAAGTACTTTCTCTATTCAATGAAGCACTTGTAGCACTTGCCTGCAAAGTACTGTTTAAATTATTGATATATGTGTTTAATGTATCAACAAGATTCTGTCTTTGTGCATTTATCTGATTCTGATTACTTTGTAAGAATGCTGCCGTGTAAGAATTAATAATTGCCAATTGAATAGTCACTGGTATGGATACAAAGTTAGTTCCCATAGTTGTGATTATATTTTCCAATGTCACTAAGTCATTGTAAGAATAATCAACACTTGAATTTTGATATGTCTTAAAACAGTACGCAAGCAAAGGAGCTTGACCAAGTGAAGCATATTTAAATAAGGATAAAGATTTGTCTTTAATCGGCTGTAATTCATTACAACGGTTTAATTCCTCTATCTTGTAATTTACTTCATTATTTATACCATCATAGCTTGATAAGATACTGAAAGGGTATCTATATAAATATTTACCAATAGCACTTGTTGGTAAATTATCATTGAATTCACCATCATAATTTTTATCAATACTATGATTAATGTAATTCGTTAATCGTGAGCACCAATTCCTTAATTGCTTTTCATCATATAAATCACCAAAATTACTTTGGTCATATAATTCACAATCGGCACTAAGTGAAGAACCACTAAATGTACTTCCATCGGACAATTTAATCGAAATATTGTTTTTAATATTATTTAGATTGCCTTTAAACATACTTCTACCAAATGGTAATAAACTTACCTGTTGCAATGTATTTACAAGAGAACAAGATTCACCAAATACACCACGGTTTAATAATTCATTCAAACATTTAAAGTTCATTACATAAGCATATAAAACACTGTTATATCCATTGATTGAAGTTAGTGTTCTTACTTCGTTTCCATCTAAATATTTTATTTGCTTTTGTGTTGTAACAATGTTATGAGTGCTTCCACCTGTTGTCAATTCTCTTGTCATCAAAATATAGTAGAATTGTTCTGTTTCATAATTTCCTGTTGTATCGTTGAAGTCAAATGTGTTATCTAAAATCTGATAACTTTCACCTGTATCTATTTCTTCATATGGTAATTCCATCAATTCTGTTTCATCATCATTCTTTCCTGACCAAGTACGTCTAACAATATAACTTTGTTTTGAAAAGTCTAATAAGTCCCAAAATGAATATAATGGATGTGTGGCATATGAAATACGAGATACATTCGGTGATACATAAACAATGTTTAATATATTTGCAATAAACCATCTGTTTCCAAAATCTTTATTTTGAAACATTATAAAGTTTGGACATTGTGACATCAATGTATCACAATTTACTTTACACTTGAATTCACCTGCTTCAATTCTCATATAACTCTGATTTGTATAGTCATATTCACTAATAACATGATTTAAAAAGTAGTTATCCATCAATGTTTTTGTTTTAAAATATATTTCACTTCCATCATTTATTCGATAAAAAGGAATATTCACAAATTTAATCTTTGTATTCCATGCCATTCATATCACCTCTTTAATTAGTTCACTTTGTTTACTATATTATAACATAAATAAAACAAAATAAAAAGGGTTATAAATGAATATAACCCTTTAATACTATTCGATAATAGTGATTTCTTTTGTTCCAACTTTAGTATTGTTCTTTTGTGCATATGCCTCAACAGTAATAACATTGCCTACTGCTTCTTTTGCACCAATAACTAATGTACCATCATCCTTGATGTGAGTACCACGGCTATCTTTGATGTCTTCTGATGGTTCATAAGCACCATTATCTGTAAAGCCTACAACATTCCAATATACAGCATTTGTAGAATCATCAGTTACTTTAGCAGTCATTGTAATCTCATTACCTGGTTTTGCTTTTGCTTCTTCTTCTGTTGTAACTGTGACAGCAGTTACTGCTTTATCATAAATTGTGTTATGAGTGAAAGCCACAGCATTCATAAATGGAGAAGCACTTAAAGACATTTGTGAATGAAGCCAGATGTTGTTATATAGTTTCAATGGATTGAACTGGTCATAAGTACCACGGAATGTACGCATGAACATTGGGAAATCTGTATCAAACATAAATGCATCAATACCAAGTTCATCGAACTCTTCCATAACAGTGACATTACCTAAGAATTTCACATAATCCAAGTTATAAGCATTCGAGTTCACATAAGTATCAATATATGCTTTCACACCTGTAGATACTAATAACTGAATATCCTCTCCTGGGGTACTGTTCATATATCCCTGTACTGTAAAATCACGAGATGGATTTTGGAAATCTAAATATGTTTTTCGCAACATATAAATCAATTTTTCGGCTGCTTCTTTACTAGAAGTAGGGTCTGCATCCAAATGTTTTAATTTGATACCAGCAAATTTAAAAGCATCCGTAAATACTTTCTTCATTGCCTGACGTTCCCAGTATGTCATAGAACGTTCAACATTTCTATATTGTTTATCAATTAGTTCTGCCAATCCGCCCTCTTTCATAATAGAACGACGAACCATAACATCACTAATAGAAACCGTTACATATTTCTCAAAGTTGATAATATGCAATACTTCAGTCATCTTAGTTGGGTTTGCTTGCAACACTCGCAACACTTCTTTGTTGTCTGCCGTGTTATCAAATCCACGTAATGGTAAAATATCCATAGCCAATTCATAGAAACTGTTTCCATAGAAGTTACCATCACGAACAAATTTCTCTAATGGATTGTCAATTCCATTTAATTTTGCAATCAATACATCACCGATAACATATTTAATACCATCGAAGAATGCATTGTATGTTCCAGTACTTGCTTTAATTGCCATATATGCTTGTTCAACGGATACTTGACTTCCCTCGATTGCTCTAGGAATATTTGCAAGCTGTGGTGTTGCATCTACAATAGCATTTAGCAATGCTGCATTACTTACTGATTTTCTTGTAACTGCCATAATCATTACCTCTTTTCTAATCAGTTATTTCATACATATCATCAAAACTAAAAGGTTTTGGTTCTTCTAGGTCTTTAGTTTCTGGGTCATTAATCTCTTTTTCTGCTTTACTGTCCCAGTTTGTCTGTCGTTCAAACAGACGGAAACACTTATCCTTTAAATCTTGAATTTCTGTATCTTTATCTTTAATTGATGTCTTATAACCCTCAATCTCTGTTTCTCGTGTATCGTGGTCTTTTATAATATCCTCTAAATCAAGAAACAGTTCTTCATGGCCATGCACATCAATTCCAGAATCTTTAAATTTTTGTACCCATTCTTTTAAAGTCATATTATTTCTTCCTTTCTATATTTAGTATACAATGTGAACTATTGTTTTAAAATTTAAGGCAGCACTTTAATTTGTACCGCCTAATAAAAGGAGAAAGGATAATAGAGCAAACAAACGCAAGCCACCACGCCTTGAAATACAACTAAGCTGGTTTCCCAGTGGTACCTTAGTTATATCAGCAAGTTATAAATCTCTATTTCCATTATTAATATATCATAGTTTTGTAAAGATGTCAACTATATAGAAATTTGGAATGGTCTTTCCTTTAATATACAACCACCACTAACTATTTTAGGAACTAGCTTTCCTGGTATTGTTTCATCAACTCGTATATAGTTGCCTTTATCGTCCGTTATATAATCACCTTTTCTGTCTTGTTTGTGTGTTTTAAACCCAGGTTTAAATAATTCTTTAAAGTTTTCTTTACTTCCTAATCCTTTCTTTATAGGGTCAGGCATACCTGCACATTTAATTTCCCATTCTTTTCCATCATATTCTGCATAAGTCTTTGCACGAATAAATATTCCATCAATGAATGTTTTCTCGTGGTCCCACCAACCAAGCTTGTTAGAATCTACATGTAAACCGTCTAAACCATAATCCCCAGTTATGTGCACACTATCTGTATCGGCATAACAGAAACGACCTTGCTCATATGCCTTGTCGGCTGCTCGAAGCGTTACACCCCTTGCATATGATGTACAAAATGCAGCAACTGGTACATAGTATGCATCACGCTCCTTAGAAATATATTCATTTCCGTTTTCATCAATATATATTTCATCTTTATATTCAATAACATCTGTCTCTGCATTATACTCTGGATACTTTCCTGAACAATATTTACTTGTACCAAATTTTCCGTACAAACTATTAAGGTACACTTTTGCAATAGTGTACATTGCTTTATTATCATCTTTTTTAGCTTGAACCTTTACGTTTAACCAATAATCGACATACGAGTCAAATATACCACCAACACAATCATATTTATATCCGTCAACATAATCAATAGTTGTATATACATCATATGTTTCAAAAAACAATTCCATATCAACACTTGTTAAATATAACTCTACAATCCCATTACTGTCATATTCATAAACAGGCTTAGTATTAATAAATAAATTAGGGTGTAATTGAATAAATGGAAGCTTACCAGGCTTACAACGAAAACCACAATAAAAATGCTGAACATATAAAGGTCTTAGATTATCATATTCATATTTCCCTTTATAATATACACCATAGCCTTGTGGATAGTAATGCTTTTCTCCGTTGATATTACTGTATAAAACAGATGGATAAAGACTGTTTACATCATATACTCTTCCTGCACCAACTTCTTGCTCTTTCAAACAGAATGTCCAACCACCTTTATATGATTTACGAACAAAGGTATCTTCTTCCTTATCTAACACTGGAAAATAATAATCAAATGTTTGTTCCCCTATCATTTCCTTAAATTTACTCATAGCATCCATTGCCATAGTCATTTTGGTTAGTCCTTTTTCATATGTTATCCTTAAAGCTTCGGATAATATAAAAACATCTCTCTTTAAATAGTCTTTCTCAAACTCAGTTAGTTTGTGACCTTTCTCTCTATATGTATTGTAACTTTCTTCTTCACTGTCATCAAGATTTCCTTTTTCAATTTTTATTCCATATGCCTTTGGCATTTTATATATCGGCATATTTATTTTCTTATAACTATCACGAATACTTAAAATTATAAGCTTACCTTTCTCATTCTTTATTCGTATGGTAATATCATAAAATTTAAGCATATTATCTATTGTTGTATCAAATGTATTTTCTACTTTCTTATCAGTTCTTATAAAACCTTGTCTACATATATAATACAATATAAATTGACCATCGAACTTTTCATTATGAAAGTATATAACTGCATTCTTTTTAAATGTTTTCAAATAATCGAAAAATGATTCAATTGAATTTCCAAATCTATAGCTTGATTCTCCCTTGAATATGTGTTTTATACCCCAAGCCCATACTGGATTCGCTTTACAGGTTTCCTCGGTGGTGTTTGTTTCGAAATCTGCTGCATATATCTCCTTCATTATTTCTACCTCCTTGAAGCATTCTTTACTCTTTGAATAACTCCACGAATTTCTTTTGCGTGACTTGCAATGATATAAATATTTGATGATAATAAAGTTGTAGCCGATTCATAAACATTCATTCTATAAAATGCTTCATTTTCATCAATTGACATAGATAAAAAGTCTTCGATAAGTGGTCTTATTGTTTCCATCGTTGCAAAGTCCATCTTCTCTCTTAGTTCACTCATACCTCGGAATAAGTTTCCATCTACATCTTTTCTGTATTTTTTAGTTTTAAAGTAGGGGTCAAAAGTAATCTTTCTTAATTCTTTTCGTTGCTTGTAATAATCCCCCTTGTGATAGTAACGAGTAGGATTACCAGTTAAGCCTGACACTAATTCGTCCTCAGTATAACGCAATACATCGCTCTTAATATTAGAACGCATTGCACCATCAGCTTCATCAATAAAGTTATTTATAATTCTGTTTCTTTCTTTTATGAATGGGGTTGCCGACTTCCTATAATTTTCAACTCTTTTTATATCTGCTTCAATTCGTCTTGTTGCAATTGTCCATTCTTTTCTCTGTTGTTGTATTTCATTCTTAATTCTACTTGATTTCCCAATAGTATCGATAGTTCTTACATCGTAGAAAACAGGAGTATCAAATAACTCCTTAGAAAGAGTCTCTTGTAAACCTAATCTTTCAGCTTTTGCCAACAGATTCTTTTGTCTTTGCGCTGAAGACCTCTGCATTGAATATATTTCAGCTCTAGCTTTATCAATCATAGAAGTTGATTGTTTAATTTTCTTAATACTTTTCTTTACACGTTTAGAAGAAGCAGGTTTACTTACTCGCCTGCTCTTCTTTAAAAGTTTTTCGTTTCCATATTTCTTTCTTACGATTCCACGCATTCCATTTATTCTACTCATTTACAAATTCCTCACTTTCTACTATCTCTCCATATTGACGAACAAGTTCCTTGATTCTCTCATCACTTCTTCTTAATTGTTTTGTTTTCTTTATTATTGATACTAATTCCACATGATCAATCCGTTGCTCTAAAATTCTTCTTGCCTGTTTTGTAACCGTTGGAACACTTCTTGATTTACTTGTGATGTATCCAACTAACTCCATTTTAATCATTCTGTCAACGCCTTTTTCAAAACGATAACACGCAAATTTGTAATTCTTATCTTCTAAGATACTAATAATTGATTTATTCATATTTGTTTCTCCTTTTATTTACAATAGTATTATACCATAAAATATAACACTTGTGTGAAAAATATGCATTAAAATGGTTAGACATGAATAACTTTTTTAGTAAAAAGTTGTTGAAATATTTTTTCTTATGGTGTATTATTATAATGAAGAAAGGAGATGGTAAAATGAAATATGTACATA